ATCAGTAAATGTATAAATAGAAGCAGGTAAAATCTCCACTTCTATGGTTCCTGTTTCAACATATTCTATAACTATTATAGAATTTGGAACTATATTTAAATCTATATCTCCAGTATATAAAAACAGATTTACAAAACTATATATAGAATTTGAAAGTAAAGTTACCAAACTATTACCAATATAACTATATGTTCTTGTATAAGAAGAATTTGGAATAATAGATAAAGTTATATTACCTATATATACTGAAACATCTTGAGGAACAAGTAATGTTTCTGAGTTTGGTACTAATACTAAAGTATTTGTTCCAACATAAATTATTTCTCTAATGTACTCTGATTCTAGAGATAATGTAATAGATATATCTCCACTATAAACATAACCAATAACTTGTTCGTATGTTGAATTTGGTAATAAAGAAACTATAATAGAACCAACTAAACTTTGTTCTTCTTGGTATATAGAAGTTGGTAACAACTGGGCAATTATTGTTTCAACATATACATAATCAATACTATCAATAGAATTTGGTATCAATACAAGTGGTATATTACCAGAATACTCACTTATAAATATATATGTATAATCAGACGTTAAATTTAATGTTATACTTTGGTCAGTTATATAAGACCAAATTTGTAAATAATTTGTTACAGATGTAACGTCTAATGTTATTGTACTCGTACCAGTATAGATAAACTCATAAATTGTTATACTAGTAGGTGTTAGAGAAACTATTACGTCTCCATCATATAAATATAACTGTCCTTCTAATGTTTCTGATAATAAATTTAACTGTACAGTAACATCTCCAATATATTCCCAAATTTGATGATAACTTGTAAGAGATAATAGAGATAATGCGACTGTTATATCTCCAGAATATAAAAATTCAGTAAAATCTACAGCTGCTTCACTAAATACTGCTAAACCTGCTCCCCATTGTGAAAATCCTCCTAAATCCCATCTATCCTGTTGGTCTCCTGTTGTAATTTTATAATCAACTGCCAACGGAGCTTCTCCAATATTAGATACCAAAACAGTTGAATCTGCCCAAGTAGAAGTCATTGAGTTAGCATCAGTCATACCTAACACACCAAGATACAAAGCACCCGTTTCTGCTGTTGTTGCCACTCCCGTTTGAGCTACATTATCAAATCCAGTATGAATTTCAGTACTTGTATCTAATAATGAATTTGATGTCGCAACTCCTGTAAAAGAATGAGCCCATACTTGAGTATCTGTATTTGTATTAACTGTAACAGTTATAGTGAACGTTCCACTTGAACTTACATTTTCAGCATAATACAAAGCAGTTCTTCCATATATCGAACTATGGGTTACACTAAAAGCTGAGCTGTATGAATTTCCTTGATTATCCACCATACTTGTTATTCCAGTTCCAACATTATCCCATTGAGAAATTTCAACAACAACTAAAGAACCGGGAGCTGGTGCGGTTGTAAAAGTTAAGACTATTTCTGTTCCAGTGGTTATTTCAACTGGGCCAACTGATTGATCTAGCGCGATCATTTACAATCTCCTCGCAAATCTTTGTTACTGGATTTAAAAATTTATCACAACAATGTGTATCAAACGTATTTACAAAACCACCACCAAAATATTTAACCACTCCCTGGTGAGCTATACCGGAAAATCCTAAACTCTTTAGGATCGGTTCTGTCTTACAGGTGACTTGAAATCCTGGCGCTCTGTATAGATATTCTTCCGGTAAAAACGGCCTGAGTATATCCAGGGCTTTCTCTATAAGCTCGCCTTGATTATCTCTCTCGCAATCAGGCGGATATAGATGGTCGTACCCATGAACTCCTGTTCCCCTGTTTGTTTCTAGGGCAAGATAAACTATATTATTTTTAACTGTGGCATAACCATTTAAAGAATCATTAGACCTTCGTATGCCAATAACAGAAGTGTTGGTATTAGTAGGATTAGAGACGATTATATTTTTATCTAAGGTTACAAGTTGTCCTATAACTATTGCACTTGCATTTTCATTATAATCATAACCATTCTTATGCTCTATCTGAATACCAGTAAGTGTCACATACCCACCTGAAATAGAGTTCTGTCCAACAGTCTGTATATAATAGTAAGAAGTTGAAAAAACCCCATCATGCCTTGCCGTTCCCGACGTGAATATATTAATATACCTAGTTGCGTCTGTAGTATAATTACTATTTATATTGAGTTCTGTAGTATCAGGAATAGCATAAGCAAAGGTTGCATCCATGTCATCTATGATTAGAGAGGTAGCTGATGTATTCCCAGAGGATGCTCCATTTGGTATGCCTGTCCCAACAAAATAATAAACAAATTCATCCCCGGTCAATAAAGTATCAATTCCGGTTTGACTGAATTGTTCAACGCTGTCTCGCAATAAAGTTATATATCCAGTTGTATCATTTATTTTTGCTCTGATTTCTATTTCATAAGTTACCCCTGTGGTTAAGGCGGTAGAAGACTCTCCGATAAATCCATATGTGGTATGATATATCCCTAACTTTAAATCAGAATTTATATACATTACACAATAAAAATCGTCATTGTTATCAAATAGAACAGCTAAATTCATATGGCTTTCACTATTATCAACAACGAATCCAGAATTTAATTCCAATTTAAACTTAATAACAACCTCATCACTAATTAAACCAGAAAATAAAATAGCGTAATCAGATACTCCTGTATCTATTGTAAATAGCCCAGACTGGCTTCCATTCAAAGGATTTGATGTTTCTAAAGTAACAGTTCCAGCACCACCTTCTTCTACATCGCCAGGGTCAATACCATCTTCAAAATCCATTAACCATCTATTCCATTGGCCGTCTATTTCAACATCCAACCATTGGTCTGCTGTAACAAGGTCTTGTTCATTATCGCTAATACAAGCCGCTAATGACGTATAATCTCCACCTTGTAATTTTACTGTTTTAAGTAACTGAGTAGCCACTGTTTTTATCCACCAATTCTATAGTACTTACAGTTATTTTATCTTTCCCATCCGAAATTCTAGAAATAAGAGAATCCGATATACGTCATCTTCTCTCTTTTAATATGGCTCTAGTTTTAATAGTCCCTTTAATAATTAAAGTATTTCCTTTATCTTCTACAATAACTGGTTCTTCTTTATATCCTTTAGTTTCTCTATCTTTTAATTTTCCATCTATATAATCTTTTTTATCAACTTCTTCTTGATTCTCAAATTCAATTTCCTTACATAAAGGTTCTTGATATTGGAGTGCCTCTTTATAAAGTAAATTCTCACATCTTATAACCATAAAATTAGGTTTTCTTTCAGCTTTACCCCATCGCCACCCCGCCGGTTTTACGCAGACTACATCCCCAATTTGAAAACGACTTTCGTATTCAATCTTTTCTTTAGCCGACATTTCATCTATATCTTTTTTAGAAAGATTATCACCATGGTGAGGCTTTACCCGAATTAATAATTCAGCTTTCCTAAAGCGCCTTTTAGGTATTGAGGTTAGTTCCATTTTGATAATTAGCCCCTTTTCTAAAATTAAGCTACTGTAATTTTTGGTGTAATTTTAATAGAATCGCCATCAGTAACATTATAAGGTCCATCACTAAAAGTCTCTACACATAACAATACACCGCTACCATCAGTAGAAGTTGCGATATAATATCCATAGATATTACCCCAATCTCCTCCAGAAGCAGTAAATGTTTGTTGTGCAAATTGAGCATAATCATCAGTAATGCCCCAAGAACCTCTAGCCAAAGTTTTCATGCTATATCCAGTACCGGAATCATCTGGTACTTCAATATCTGCTAATGTATCAGATTCTCCAGGTTCAGCAGAATTAACATAAAGACCTAAATAAAGATTAGCGTCTACCGCTTGAGTTCCAAAAAGAATATCTGCAACTCTATTTTCTCCTTCATCAACCCATTTAGCCATTTTTATATTCCTCCAATTTATTCATTGTAATTAATTATTTCAATTATTCCCGTATTTTTCTTAAATCTTCCTATAATCTTACTAATCTTTACCGGTAACGGGTCATCCGGTGGTGCAATAACAGATATATCTGGTAATTTATAAGACACATTATCTGGGTCTAAAATAACAGAAGCTATAACAGCAATAAGATTTTGTTCATTTATTTCAGGTTCAGGATAAATTCCATCATCTGCATAAACTTGCCAATCATTATATTTATTTATACTAATATGAGCCAAGGCACCTTTTATAGCGGCCTCAACTTCATTAGTTGAGTAATTATCGTAGTATGTATATGTAATTGTTACGATATCTCCGTAGGTGAGGCTTGATGTTACAGTAACTTGTCCTGTAGTAGAATCGAAAGTATAGGTAACTCCACTATCTTCTTCGTTTACTTCTACAGATGTAACTGATACAACATTAGATTCGGTGAGGGTAAAGACAGAGCTATTATCGTAGTCAAAAGGGTCTCTAATAGTCTTGACTATATCTCCCATCAGATTTCTTACTATCGTCTCTATATTTGTCAGCGTTATTGCCATAATTCGGTCTCCTCATTAATATTTGTTGGCCTCTTCCTTTATGAAAACGAAAACCTTTCTTTCTAAAAGTAGGTATAAATGGAGAGTCCTTATCAATCTTAATAAACAACTCCGAGGTAGTATTCCACAACAATATGGTCAATAAATCATGGGCAATTTTTTCATTGACAGCGCTAAATTTCACATACTTTCTCTTAACTTGTCCGTAATTGGACTTCCATACCAATATTACTCCTTGTACATCTCCTCTTTCTTTTTGGATATAACATAAAGTAGTATCTTTAAGAAGAGTCTTTAAGGATTTCTTATCTCTAATGGGCAATCTCTCATTATTAACTGTAAGATACAGTCCGTCTGAGTTATTTCTAGATAAGTAATCCAAAAAATTTGTTTGTTCTTTTTCTTTTTTGTATAGTTCTATCATTTAGAAACAGTTCTTTTGTAAGAGAGGGCCCTAAATTAATAGAACCCTCCCTGGTTAAACTATATATTATCGGTTATACCTTATTACGTAGCAGAAAAATATGCAATAGCATAAGGATTGGTAACGGCAGCAGCGAACTGTTCATAACCGGTGATACCCACAGCTAAGTATCTCTTAGAAGTGGAAAGAACAGAAACAGGGTTAGGCGACGCAAAGATAATTCTTTGTGGTCTTTCACCATCTTGTTCTTTGATAATACCACCAAGCAACTCGATTTCGTCTAATTGCTTACGAACAAACATAACAGGTTTTCCCATTTCAGTATTTCTAGCAACTAAATAAACATCAGTCGCAGCTAATACGTCGGTGGCAGAACCATCAATCGTTACACTTTCTTTAACACGAATAATTTCTACATTTAAATCAGCTAAAGCGTCCTTTAAGGAATGATACTTGTTGTCAGTCCAATCCCAAAGGTCAATTTGTTTATCAATAGTAGAACCAACTAACAGTACAAAACTATTTCCATAATCTTTAACAGAGTGAAGCATATCAATTAAATGAGAATAATCGAAGTGGTCTTCACTTGAATCAAAACTATCAGAATTAATTCCTAAACCAGTAACCGCAGCCGACAACAGAGCAACTATTTTATAGTTCTCGTAGAAGTTCATAGCACGATTAATAGTTTTAATCTTTCTAGCAATAGTACTCTCTTTAGTACTAGCCAAATCAGTAATCTTCACATAATATTCTGGCGAAGCCAAATCAGTGAAGGACAGAACAGCTGGCGTATCAGGGCTTACATTTTCTTGCGTTACTTCGCCCGTAGCAGTAATCACATATACTTTATCAGTCTCTAACAGAGCGTCGAAATAGTAGTAATAATCCCTAGGTCCAACGGTATCTGTTTCACAAATAGCAGTAACTAAATTAGAGAAACTTTTTCCTTGTCTAGGGTCTCTTGGTTCCCCAAAAATTCTAGACATTTCAAAAGCACTGTAATTTCTTAAAACATGATTGTTATTATCCATTTTTACTTATCTCCTCCTATAGGTTTTTTTTGATTAGTCAACCCAAGCTAATTCAGCAATTTTCTTTTGCTGTTTCAGTGTAGGGTCTTCTTCATCTTTTTTCTTTGAGCCAGCTTCTAATTTCTTTTCAGTTGCCTTTTCAGGGTCCTTCAGCTCGGCGTTCTCTTTCTTCAACTTAGCATTTTCATACTTCAAATCATCCAAAAGGTCTTCATCCTTCATTTCCTTAAAGGTCTCACCAAGTTCATTTCTGCGCTCGGCAATAACTTTAGCTTTTTCTTGTGCGTCTGCAACCTTAGCCGGAATAGAATCTTCTAACTCTTTATATTTCTTATTAGCATCCTCTAAAGACTTCTTAGATTCGTCTAATTGAGTTTTAGTTTCTTCCGAGGCGGTTTTGGCATCCGTTAGTTGTTTTTCTAACTTAGCATATTCCTCTTGTCTGACTTTCAGCGAAGCTTCAAGTTCAGCTACTCTTTTTTCTAATTCCATTTTGTTAATTCCTCCATCATTTGTTTTTTGTTTTTTTTGCCCATTAGTACCAAAATCTACCTCGTTGATACTTAAAATTTCTCTAGATTCTTCTCTAATCTTTCCTAAATCTCTTGTGGTAGGTGTTAGATTAATTTCTACACTGTTTTCCTCTACCCAATCAGTAGCTACTACCTTATTGTTTTTAAAATCAATAACATCAATACCCCAATTACCTATCTTTCCTGTTTTAGGATTTTTAGCTTCCCAAACAAGTCTTAAAATTGTTTCAATGTCATAAATGTAAAATCTTGACTTTTCTAAATCTTTCTCAGAGTTTGTTTCGGTATTATCAATTCCTAAATTCATAACCTTAGCAAATTCTAAGACTCCCGCAGTAGGTTCAGCTGGTTCTTCTTTATCTAACAATGCTCCACCAGCAAAGTGAACATTTGTTAAATTATAACCAGTAGAGTTATTAACTCTATCTCCCCAAGCTTCCATTGAAATATCAACACCCTTACCTTGAGCCATTCTATTCTTAAAATCTTTATATTCTTTAGGGTAATTAGATTTCCAAAATGCCCCATAAGTAATAACTACATCATCTTCTAAATAACCATATAACCAAGTACCTACAGTATAGGCACGTAAGTGGTCAATGTCAATAGCTTTAAATCTTAATGTTTCTAACGCATTTTCAACTTCTTCTTTAGGAAGAGTACATTTATTTCTGTTTTCTTTATCAACTAAAGCATATCTGCCTTTGAAGATAGCAACATCTGGAGTAGGGTAGACAATACCTGATTTTTTAGCAACTTCTATTAATTCAGAATCATCTTTACCGACTTCCAAGAAACGGTACTCTGTACCGAATGTCATATCTTCGAAAAGAATTTTTACTCTGTCCATATTTTTATTCCTCTTCTTCGTTATTATCTATTGTTTTATCTTCGTCAAAAATTGCATTAAATAACTCTTCTGTATCATCATCAAATTCAGAATCAAGTAATTCTTCTATTCTCTCTATTGTGGCTTTAGTTTTTCTTTCTTTTCTAATCCACTTACCGTCTTTTTTCTTAGCAATTTTCTTTACAACGCTCCAAGCGATTTTAAAAGCAGATGTTTCACTTTTACCATCTTTTAACGCTTGATTAACCACTCTCATAAAAACTGATTGTAATTCTGACGACATGTTATTCTTTACAGCATCCGGTAAATCCGAAATCTTTTTATAAGGTGCCATTTCCAGAACAGTTGCTTGACTATATTGTTTCTTCTCAGGTGAGTTTTGTTTGTCTGGAGACAACTCTTTATCGTTAACGTCTTTCTTTTTAACGACTTCTTTCTTTTCTCTAGCCGGAACTAAAGGAGGGTCTTTTTCTGTATTCTGAACAACGTGAGCATACATTAAATCTTCGTCTCCTCTATCTAATTCTTGTTGTCTACGATTTCTTTCAACTTCGTAATCATTTCCAAGAATTTCGGTATAAGTTTGTCTAGAAAGGTCACCACGGTCATATGCACTTCTTAAATGGTCTAAAATTTCATCTGTCAAAAATTGAGTAATAGGACTTCTATGAACTTTTATAATTTGCCCTTTATACTTAACATGACTTGAATTCTTTCTAATTACTACACGCAAAACATCAGCTAAAAGTTGTCCGAAATCGTCCGCACAAGATTCAACTTCTGCAATAAATGCTTTAGGATTAAGAATAGCTTCTCTTCTATCTTTAGTAGTAACAAATTCTACTAATCCTAATCCATTCAAAATTCTTTTTTCTATAGGAGTATATAAAGCGTCTCCTAATGCTTTACTAAAATCTGGTATATAATCTGAAATATCTGTATCAAAGTTAGTTACATAAGAAGGAATACCACGTTCCGTTCTCTGACTATCTATTAAAGAAGTAAATTTATTTTTAATCTCAGTTAAATCTTTTTCATCATAAATAGTATCAGAAGTTCCTTTAAGAGCTAACGATTCTGTACCTTTCTTTATAATTAAAAGATATTCTAATGCTCTACTAGCAATTTTCTGACCACGTGTCGCTAAAATCTTTAAAAATTCTATATTCTCGTAAATTCCTCTTTGTATTAAATAAGGTTCTGGGTATCTAGTAGACCAAGAAGAATAAGGTTTCTGAACAAAATAATACTCATCATCATTATTCTTTAAAAGTTTAACGTCTTTCTCACCTTTACCGGTATTTAAATAATATTTCATATCACCTATAACTACAACATCATCTTTACCGTTATCAACTATAACGTCTTCTCCATCTACAAACCATAATTTATTAGGAACAAAAAAATCATCTTCTTTCTCCCAAAAACTTCTTAATAGACATAAAGAAGAACCTTTTAATCTTTCACGACTATATTCTTTAGATAAAGACTTAACACCTACTGGTATCTGTCCTACTAAAGAAGCATTAATATTATTTAACCAATTATTTAACTTTTCAGTTAAAATTGGATTATTAGTCTCTACTGTATAATTGACTTGAGCCGCTTTCATGGCTAGGTCTAACATTGTATTGGCTAAACCGGATTCGTCATTATGAAGACATTTCTTAACTTTAAGAACTTTGTCTCTATAATTTGAAGGGATAACAATTTCATCCCTAGACAATAAAGAAACTAAATCGAAAACCCAATTTAACATTGGATTGTGTAAAATTCTATTTGATGGATTGGTACCCGCCATTACTAAACTCCCGCTTTACAAAATTTCTTAGTTGATACTGGTTTAATAAGATTAAATAAATTACTCCATTCAGCTATCGCAAAAACTCTAAAAGCCGCAAATAAGTGGTCTTCTTTTTCAGTACATTTATATACCGTTCTGTTTCCCGATTGCATAGCAATAACTGAATTAAATTGAACATCAAATTTATAATCCATCGGTATAATCATTTGTTCACTATATAATAAATCTTTATTTCTCTTTACCGACCACGCAGATACGTATTCTTCCTTTAGAACTTCTTTACCATCTTTATAAACTTGATTTCCGTTCTCATCTTCTTCATAATCAACACCTATTTTTTCATTAAACCCTACCCATACTAAATTCTCTCTTGGTATATCTTTAGATAATCTTCTAAAAATCGCTCGACCTAATTGGTCTGTAGTATCAAGACCTACAAAATTAGCCTTAATAGTTCTTGCAACCCACAACATTAATTTATATTGTTGTTCATCTGTAAGATTATAAGCAGTAATATTGTAAGAATATCTATACTTATCTTTAATCTTGAAGATTATAATAATTTCTGTAGCAGCCGTTTCTCCAACGTCTGAACATTCGTATGTTACTTCTGCATTTGGAGGTCTGTCAATAATTATGAAATTTTTGAAATCATCAAAATTATCCTTAGTTACCTCAAAATGTTTAATCGCTTTATCTTCTAGATAACATTTTCTAACTCTAGTCATATCAAAAACAGAAATACCATCTTCTACTATATGACCTTTAACGTAAATTCTATATGTTATACTTTCTTCTCCACCATGTTCTCTAATAGCGTCCTGTTTTTTAGTGTCATTCCAATTAGGATTAACATATTGAGGAAGATTACAAATTTGAGACCATTTTTGTGGTGTATTCCAAATCTTACCGCAAGGAGTATGTTTTGTAAAATTGGTCATACCTGCGGCTCTTATTACACAACCTAATTCGTCTCTAGAATCTAAGCGTTTCTTATATACTTCATTAGTTTCAAAAGAAGCTTCTTCAATCCATAACTTTGTAAAGTGTTTCTGATAAAATTGACCACCAGGTTTTTTACCGGTGATATTCATATTTACAGAAGTTAATTTCCAACCGTTTTTTGCGGTAATAGTGTATTGAGGACTTCTTTTAACTCTTGCTTCTAAAAAATCTTTTAATATTGGATGTTGTTCAAACGCTAAACAAACGTCTTCTAAAATACCTTCAATGTGAGAAGCGTCGTAAGAACTAAAACCAGCTTTGTCTCCAGGTACACATAAAGCGTCTATAGGTACGTCAACTTTTTCAACACATATTGTTTTACCGTAGTTTCTTCCACCTAAAGCATATACAGTACCAGCGCCTTCACGCAACATCATATTGTATTCTGAATTCTGTCTATCACTTAAATCTGGATTCTTATAATCTAGGTCTACCATATATTCATATGATAACATTGATAACTGACCTAATCTCATTTCTCCAAATTTTTCTTCGTCATATAACGATAAAGCATCCACATCATGGAATAAACACTCAATCTGACAAATAGGGTTATAGAAACATTCCATGAACTCTATTTCTTCATCAGTTATTTGCTTAAGCATTACGTCTCTTCCGCACTAGAAGATTCTTTTCTGCCTTTCCAATCAACCGCTCCTTGAGCTGCAAAGAAAAATCCAGTTACTCCTAAAAAACAAGATTTGAATATGTCTCCATCATATTTTTCAAAATGACATACTCCACCTTTTAACTTAGTATTAACACTAGTTTGAACATTAAATGTGTCTCTGGGCGATATTACATAAAAAAGATGTTTTAACGCACAGTCATGTGTAACATCTGATACAACAGATGTATATGATTTGTCAGACAACCCATTACATTGAGTAGGTGTCCCACCATCAGTTCTTACGTAATGTGTAGTGGCGCTAGCATTACCTGCGAATAAAAGACATGCTACACCTAATATTAAACCGTTTAAGAATTTCTTCATTCTTCTTTGCCTCTTCTTCTTTCGATTACATCATCAATGTAATCTGGGGAAACATCTAACACTTCGGCTATAAATGTTTCATCTATAACCACTTTTTCCCCTGTTTTTTTAAATTTATTATACTCTTTAAATAACTTTTCGTTATATACTAAACGGTCTGAAAAATAAGGATGTTTTTGAGCGTCCCACGCATCCATTTTCATCCTTAACATAGTCATTTTATGACAATGTGGACATACTAAAGTTCTACTTGCTTGATTCTCTGATAACCACTTTCTATATTTCTTTTGTAAACTCTTAATAGAATGAAAACCAGATTCTTGCCCTTTATCTCTAGTTATTCCTAACTTATCTTTTAACGTCATTATTTTATCTAAAGTGAAATGTAATGAAGAAACTACATCTTTTGGAATATTTGCGGCGTTTACTTTTTGAAGATTGTTTAGAATGGTTTGAAATCTTAGAACTAAGACTTCCAAATATACTAATGTTACTACCGTATTTCTTTCAGAAACAGTTTCAATGGAATAGTCTTCACAATAACGGTCATATAAATCTCTTGCTTTTAACTGTTCATCTGAATCATCAAAGTAAGATTCTATATTAGAATCAACTCCAACTACTTCCACTTTCTTTCCTGTATCTTCCGGGAGATTAAGTTTAACTAATACTATTTTCCTTACTTCATCATAGGTCTTTATTTTGAACTGCGGTAAATTCTGATATTTCTTAATCGTGCTTTCAATCAGTTGTTCAGTTTCTTTGGATGTTAGACTAGTCATTCTATACCTTTGATTAGTTAATATTAATTATAAACCTTTTACTTCTCTACTATATAATATACCGGTATTTAGGTCATTTGTTAGCTATTATTCCAAAATAATTGTATTCCCTGTAGGAAACCTATATAAACGTATATCAGATAATAGTTAATAAAGATAAATAATTAAAGGAAATACGGCCGAAAGGAGAATTTCGACAAAAAAAGCGGCTAAATGCCATAAGTCCTTAAGCGTAGCTCAGTTAGGTCATTTTACGCATAACGACCCTACGGGTAGTATATCTTCTTCGAAGAAGATATACTAATTTACCTAAGTCTAATAGCGTAGTTAAGTTAGGCGGATTAACCCGAAGGGAAGTATCGAAATTAGGTAACACCCAAAGATGGGTACAGTCGTATGCTTCTATATAGAACAATATTGTTTACGAAAATTGACCCTACTCATAAAAAAAAGCAAAACTTTTATTATAACATACTAGTAGAATTAAATCAAGTATTATTTAATTTATTATAATTTAAGTATTTATTGACATTCTAAGTTATTGTGTTAGTATGAGATAGATAAAAATTTTAATTTCTTGTTGACGGGAATAAATAGATTTTTTTTTGTTTTTGTTCATTGATTGACTACTGTAATTCTTTTCTTATTTTAGACTGTTACTGTTACAAGTAATTTAGACTAGTTTATACTACTACTTCACGCATTGATTGACTTGTTATTGTATAGAGTAGAATAAACACGCATTGAAAATAGTTAGAAAATAATACTTGATGTTTATTTTAATTATGTTATACTGTAATTAGATAAAGATAGTAGTTATTTGTTCATTGATAATTAGAGTGCTTGATTGATTCAGATAGGAGAAAATCTTATGAAATTAATTAATCAAGAAGAATTCAACGCATTAAACACACGTACACGCACGGGTGTGTATAGTGAATTCAAGAAGAAAGTTCTTGGCGTTATCGAAACTGGCGAATTGAACGGCGAAACAGTCGGAGAAATTTGTCAATTTAATCTCAAAGAAGATTTCCAGATTGAACGGATTCATTATCAATCGGGATTCTTAAAACTGAAACGTGATGATGATGTTAAGAAAACGGGAATTGAGATTTCCGCATTGAAACGCACGGAAGAACAAGACCCCCATTACGTTTATGAAATTGCAGTCAAATTTTAACTAATTAATGAATCAATCAAGTACTCTAATTATTGACATAGATTTCCGGATGTTTAGATTTTTAGACATTTTCGAGCGGTTTTGTTGCGATTTTTAGACATAGTTATTCACAGGTTTTGCACAGGTTATACACAAGTAAGATAGTTATTCACAGGTTTTGCACAGGTTATACACAAGTAAGGAGGAAGTGTACTTATTAGGAAGATGGACAATATGCAGGAGGAAGTGTAGCGAAAAACAAAGTACAATATAGGAAGAACTATATGCGGAGAAGAAAACTAATCCTTATATTCCTGCTCATATTTGGAGCGGGAAACCCAAAGAGTCTATGGGCAAATTCTGCTATATCTAATAAGATAAAAAGCGGAATTGCTACGTTTTATACGGTAGAATCTTGTCAAAAAGAAGGGACTAGTGGCGTATATACTGCTTCTGGTGAGAAGTATAACGAAAGTGGTATGACTTGTGCCATACGTTCTAGGGCATGGGGTACTTATTATAAAGTAACTAATATCAGTAATGGTAAGTCTGTAATATGTAGATTAAATGATTTTGGACCAGGAAAGAAAGCAACAAATAGAGGGGTTATTATTGACTTAACTCCGGCCGCTTTTGATGAATTAGGTGGAAAAAGAGGCAAAACGTGGGGAGAAATCAAAGTAACTGTTGAAGAGGTGAAGAAATGAGAATATTGACTTTGGATGAATGAGAAGGGAAACTAACATGAATATTGATAAAACACAGAAGGTAGTTAGGCAAGCGATCAAAAACGGTTTGTGTGCGGTGCTGTGGGGTAGGCACGGTATTGGAAAAGAAGTTTTGGCAAGCGTCGGCTTCATGGTCGGCTTGTATTTTTTAACGTGTGCGGTTTTCGTACTTTAAAAAGAAAGGGGCGAACAGTGGACAAAATAACGGTTTCAATAGCGGAGTATTACGGCACAGAAAGAATTTATATTACAAGCGAACAAGCGGAAGCAATTAGAGAATTGACAGGAAAAAAGACAATCAGCCGGACAAATATCGACAGCCTCAAAAAATTGGGGTTTTCTTTTGATGTTAAACAAACGGCGACAATTTAACAAACAATAAAAGAGAAAGCGAGGGCGAAAAAATGGAATTTTTAACTAGTATCAACCCCGAAAAACTTTTGATTTTGTCGGTTGCGGTGTGCCTTGTGGCGGTTTTGTTATAGGAACAGTCAAAGACGCATTGAGTTTAATTAGATAAACCGAAAAAAAGAAAGGGGCAAGCGTGGACTATAACAGAATGTTAAGCCGGACAAGGGGCGACAGGAAAAAGCCGGAAAGACAAAGGCACAGATTGACGCACTAAGTTATTGAATAATATGGAGTTATGTAATCGAAGATTTAGGCCAACTATGAAAAGAACTGTTAGAAGAATTGGATACATAAAAAGGAGAACTTTATAAACAAAGAATTATAAAGACTTAAAGAGAGGGGGGAGAATGAAATGGTATAAATATCTCAGCATGATTAGTAGAAACGGGTGCCTAATTTGCCCTGTTTATATTGAGGAAAAGAAAAATCTCGATAAACAGGGTATTTTTACATTCGGCGAAAGGATAACTAGTCATGCCAAAAACAATAACTTTGGAAGAATTTGAAAAGATTCAAAAGGAAGAGATTCATCAAAGAATTTTGGACAATATGCTCAAAAAGAACGAGCAAGCGGCTAAGATTGTCCGAATGAAACGAGCAGTTAAAACTGCAAAAAAGAAGAAACTGCTCACTAATTTAGGATTTGCACAAATTAACTGGTCAGTATTTAAGATATTTAAAAGGAGGTAAGGTGAGAGTAGACCAATTAGAATTATTAAAATGGGCGGACGCTGTATTACATAATGATGAATCGTCCAGTGATGAACAAATGGTAGAAGCGTTTATATCTGAGGGATTCACAGAGGAAGACGCAAAAAGACTTGTAGGACAAAGAACTCAATGTTTGAATGATATGTACTATGCGGCTTGGGTTAAAATTCAGTAAAAGGTAGGTGGTAGAAGTGGATGAGTTTATATGGATATTAGGTATTATCGTTTTAATGGGTCTATTCCTTAAATGTGTGTTTGTTCAGATGGATACTACAAGCGCATATTTATCTCTTATGTTAGGAATAGTCCTTTTTACTAACAAACCAGTATAAAAGGAGAGAGGTAATGGAAAAAGAAACAATAGCAAGGATTCTGGCAGAAGCGTATCATAAGTATTCTACTGTAAATAAGTGGGAAAGTCTAACACAAGAAGAACGTAACAGATGGTTATATGCGGTAGACGTTCTTGAAATCGAGGCAGATAAACTCTAAAAAAAGTATCTAAGATTTGAAAGGAGAGCAAAATGTCGGGAGATAATTTAAGATTCTCGGATTTTGAAAAACAGTGTAAAAAGGATAAATTCAATCTTGATGGTTGTAATCATCAAGAAAAAATGTGGACTGGAGAAGTAATGTTAACCATTTTAGCGGCAGCTATGATGGGTGCCAGAAAGGAGAAAATTATTGAGTTGCTTCGAAAGTTAGCCGATTCTTTCGAAAAGGACTTGGGGTGAACTACTGGATTCCTAGATATAAGTATCAAGTAGTTGATTGGATACATAATCACTACAATGGGAAATACAGTAAAGCAGAGATTAGGAAGTCAAATGTTTGGGGGTGGTATCATTCAATTCGAAGAAAGGAGAGGTGAGAAATGAAGGTGAAAGAATATCATCAAATACCGAAAGGCCATGTAGGTAATCTATTCATCAAGAAAAGAATCTCTAATATACACTTCAATAAGGAGATTGGAGATTTTGAGGGATGTGTAGAACTTAGTGTAGAAACTTTTCACGAACAAAGGCAGCCTTCTTTATTTGAAAGAGCGTTTTTTAAGGCAGGTATTAATCCCTTTGCTTTGGAAAGAAAGTTGAAGAAAGAAAAGAAAGTATTGGTTATGGCATAATCCGAGAGGCTCGACTTCGAAAGAGGTCGAGTTAAGGAACATAATAGGTCTCAAGTCCTATAATACAAGGAGGTAATATGTCAGTTAATAATTATAAGGATTTAAAATCTCATAAAGGACATGAATTTGAATGTGTAACTTATGGAGAAAACATATCTCTGGAATGTTTAACTTGTAATGAGGTAATTATTTCTTTCGATAAAGAAGATTAGAGATTGATTATGAAAGGAGGATAAAGTGGACACAAATGAATTTTATTGTTATTATGCTCTTTACGGTAATTTAGTTTGGTATGTTCCTTATTATGCACAAAAGTATGGTTATGAAGCGATTATGCGTTGTATACAAAAAAGAAAATAAGGAGAGAGTGAGGTGAGAGCCAATTATTTTGAAAGAGTTGTTAAAAATCTAGCGAAAGAAGCTGGAGAAGAAATGGGACAACTTCTTGATAATATAAACAAGGAAGTATGTTCTAAATGTAGAGGAATGATTCCAGGTAATTTAGATGATGAGGAAGAAAAAAACAATAAATTGCATTCCTGTTGTAGATATTGTAAAAACAATAACGGGTTTTTCAAACCTAGAGGGGAACCGTTTAAGAGAGAAGATTTCAAAAAAGCTCTTGGGCACTTTAAAGGATTTACAGACGAGGTTATTAAGGTAATGGGGTGGTAGGGCTAAGGGAGGAGAGATATGAACTGCCCAGATTGTAGAGGACAAGTAGAGTTAGAGAAACATTATGTTTATCATAGCGACCCAGACGACGATGAAGGAGAGTTAGAATCTCCTATCTATTGCTGCCCTAAGTGTCGTGCTAATTTTGACCCAGAAGACTTAGAGGACTAAGGAGGAGAGGGATGAAGTGCAAGAATTGTATAAATGTATATGAACAATCACCTTCGTATGGATATTCATTAAATTGTAAATATGACCCGTATAAATATTTGAGTTGTGGTGGAATGGCAGGGAACGAAATTACTTGCAAATATTTTAAAAAGAAATGGTGGAAGTTTTGGGTTAGGGCTGGAGGAGAGGGATGACTAAAAATAAATTAATATTCGAAATTGAACCAAATCCTTATTCTAGTGAATCTGATTATTTTTTAACCGACAACAGATTTGAAGCTAAGAAAGCTATTTTAGAGGCGGCTGGAGATGCTTGGGATTCATGCGAAGAGGGCGGAGAAAATACTGTAAAAATCAGAGTTAAGAAATCAGAAGACTAAGGAGGAGAGGGATGGATAAGATACAAGCGTTAAACACAATGTGGGAAATAAAAAGCATAGCAGAGCAAACCAATTCGTTACTTCAAGATGAATGTCCACCAAACAGGAATAGGTATGATATGTGTTCTCAAAACAAACATATATTATCAAAGTTTGCCGAAGCATATGAAGTGTTACGTCGAGGACGGGACTAAGGAGGAGAGAGATAATGAAGAAAGAGTTTATATTATTACTTTGTTTACTTTGTGC